GGCCAAGAACTAACAAACAAAGTACTAAATGGAGTTAATAAACTCGCAGACAATGTAGGATCAACATTGGGACCCAGAGGGAGAACCGTGGGTATTATGTATCAGGGAGAAGACATCCCAATGGTCACGAAGGACGGCGTAACCGTCGCAGAGCATATCACCTTTGAAGATCCTTTTGAAAACATGGGAGCACAAATCGTTAAACAGGCGGCCAAGCAATCGGCAACAAACGCTGGCGATGGTACAACGACTGCTACAATCTTAACCCGTGGAATCTTGAACCGAGCACAGAAATATATCGTTGCCGGTGCTTCACCTACTGAAATCAAGAGAGGGATGGACAAAGCTACAGAAATGATTGTTGAAAACCTTAAGGAAATTGCACGACCCGTTCAATCACAACAGGACATTCAACACATTGCAACCATCTCAGCCAACAACGACACTGGAATCGGAACTCTCATTGCAACCGCTGTGGATTCAGCGGGTAAAGATGGCTCTGTTCTTGTTGAGGAAGCGAGATCAATTAATACATCATTGGATCTTATCGAAGGTTTTAGAATGGACCAAGGTTATTTATCTGCTAAGTTTATTACGAACGAGAGACAGAACACAGCAGAATATCATGACCCCTTAATCCTAGTTACTGATGAACAGATTGATACGGTAGAACAAATCTACCCAGCACTTGAGCTTGCCGCAAAAGATCAAAGACCTTTGTTGGTTGTAGCGAATGAGGTTGAAGGACAAGCACTCGCAGCCCTGATTGCTAACGCAGTCCGTGGAACTATGAAGGTATGTGCCGTCAAATCACCCCGTTATGGTGAAGAAAGACGCTCTATTCTAAGAGATTTGGCTGCCTCGGTGGGTGCGACGTTCCTTACTAGGGAAGACGGTTTGCTATTAAAAAATGTCCAATTAAAGCATTTTGGTAGATCCAAGAGCGCCACGGTTGGAAAGTATTCAACAACAGTGGTAGGAGGCTTAGGTGATGAGGAAACTATTGAAACAAGAATTGAATCAATTAAAAACGAAATTAAAGAAACGGAAGATTTACAAGCGTGTGAGAGGCTACAGGAACGCATTACTCGACTTGCTAGTGGTATTGCTGTTATTAAAGTGGGCGCTGCGACAGAAGTAGAAATGATTGAAAAGAAGCATCGTATTGATGATGCTCTGGAAGCCGTACGCTCAGCACTGGAAGAAGGCATACTCCCCGGTGGTGGCGTTGGTCTTATTCGCGCATCTATTGGTTTGCATGTCTCGACTGATAATGAAGAGCAAGCACTGGGTGCTCGTATTATCCTTGACGCAGTACAGGAACCACTGCGACAACTTTGTGCAAATTCAGGTGAATCAGCGGATTTAATTGTTAACGGAGTAATTAACAAGACACAAAATCAAGGGTACAACTTCCTCACAAGGGAGTACGCTGATATGCTTGACGCTGGGATTACTGATCCTTGCAAAGTGACTCGGTGTGCCTTGCAAAACGCTGTGTCCGCCGCATCAACATTGTTAACAATGAACTATGCGATTGTAGGAACAAAGGACTAATTAAAGCATGAGCACAGAAGTAGAATTAATAGCGCTTATTCAAGAACTCAAAAGCACTCTCGAACGAATGTCCGAGAAGCAAGATGAGATGAACGCTGATATAAGACAAATAAAAGAGGCAGTTTATAATCCGGACTCCGGTTTATACGCTAGACTTCGTGCTCTTGAACAATGGAAAGAAACTTACTCAAAAGTAACATGGGCCGTTATAAGCTCAGTGATTGTTCTTGTAACTGCTACCATTTATCAAATGTTGATAACAATTTGACAGAATAATTAAAATGTGTTATATTATAATATAAACTCTGGAGGTAAATGTGAGAGTTAAAATATCATATTCCGTGGAACTCGACGAAGTTCCGGAACACATCGCAGAACTGATTGAACAAGAAGCAACACAGCTATCTTTTTGTGATCATTTGTGCAATGAGATAGGCGAATTACTTCGGCAACCTGAGCCTCATGTAATAATCGCAGCAGAAAAAATAGATAAGGTTCGTCGTAACCTTGCGGCGTTAGACACCAGACTAAATGAATCCATTGCTATTCTCAGCGGATATCATCAAGCCAAGGAAACACCACAGGGTCCGCCCAATGCGGTTCCCGCACAACAGGTCCCAGCGCCTACTCCACCACAGGAAGAATAAAATGAATTGCTATAAAGAAGGGGATCTGATAAGGATTCCACAAAGTACATGGCTCTTTAACGAAGAATCATTGCATAATAGCCTACTTTATCCCAAGTTGGTTACAAAGCAACCTCACATCGGTTGTGTTCTTACGACTCAAAAAGCTGGTCAATTGTTGAAAGTATTTATCAAAAACGAGTACTTTTTGGTGAAGTCTAGGGATGTATTTTTTGCAAAGGAGATGGCTGATGCTGGTTGAATTAACAAAGGTAGAGATGGTCGAAGGCTCTCCGGCGATCAGCAGGGTATATGTGAACCCGCAACATGTTGTATCAGTCACAGAAGATAACTTAGCATACCATAAACTCAAAGAAGGCTTGCTTAAAGCGGGCGTCCACGAGCAGTTCTCTGTCTCAAAGATGGTCGTATATGATGGAAGCACACAATCTAGAGTCTTAATGATTATGGGCGACCCTAGAAAAATTCAAGAAAAGCTTAGCACCCAAAAGCAAATCTTAAGAGGTTAAAATGTATTATTATAAAATCATTGGATTCGCCTCTTGTGGCTGGTGTCAGCGGGCTAACTCTCTATTATTACAAGAGAAACTACCTTTTGTTGCATCGTGGATTGAAAACTCCCCGGACCTATTGGCTGCTTTTAAAACTAATTATGGTATGAAAACAGTGCCGATTGTTTTAAAACTTTCGATTGGAGGGCCTGAATTTGAAATCATTGGTGGGTACACAGAGCTCAAGCAATACATTGACGAAGGACTACATCTTAAAAGCGATTCAGAAACTTAAAGATTATGCGTATGATGAGCTTTATGTCCTAGTTGACTTTATTGATGAGAGTGAAGAATGTTCATTTGGTACAGAAACAAATGACCCGTTCAGCCCAGAGCTAATCGGAGACATTGAGATCGGAAATGATCTTGGTATCGAGGAACAATATTATGCTTTAATACATGAAGTAGGGCATGCTTTTCTTTATGCCAACAAAGTTGAGCCCTCCGACACTGTGTTATTAGAAACCTTAGCGTGGTGCGAAGGTCTTAAAATCGTGGTTGAACTTAATCTTCAAGTGAATGAAAGAAAATTCCGAGAGCAAATGATGCATGCATTGCTATTGTATGATGAAGAGGCTAAAAAAAAAGTATATGGATTTTTTACTGATGATAAGTAAAACTGAGGAATAAACGAGGGTCACGGGAACGTGGCCTTTTTTTATAACTAGTTATTGTATGTGGGAGACTATCATGCGGTACATAAAAGTTATAATTCTGGGTATTATTACCTTATCAATGATGGGTATAGGGCCATTTATCGGCAAAAACAACAAAGATGATAAGATTAGAGCTTCATACATGATCATGTGTCTCAAAGAGGGAAGAGTAATTGGCGCTGGTTCAGGAACGCACTTTGCGCTTCGAGGTCAGAAATTTATTTTAACAGCAGCACATGTAATCGATGCGTGTGATGATGTTGCATTAATAGAATATACCGGAGAAGAGATTGCTCTTGATCCTGTTGTTGTTGATGAAACACTTGACTGGGCAATTTTAAAGCCAGAAAAAGATCTACCTCTTAAACCAGCAAAATTTTATCGTATTGATAAGCCCGAGATGGGAATGGACTTAGACATGGTTTCATGGCCGTCTGATTACGGTATGGTATATACCAAAGGAAGTCTCGCGGGCACTCAATACCTTAGTTATTATTTTCAGACCTTCTGTTGGCTTGGATCGTCTGGCGCTTCCATCTTTGATGAGAATGGAGCATTTCTTGGTGTGCTTCATGGAATAAAAGTTGGCTACTATGATTCTCGCATGCCTCCGCAACTACTTAATGGAATATGTTTGGTGCGCCCACTTGCTAGCATATCAGATAAAGAGATTCATAAGGCGTTGAAAAACTATGACGGAGGTGAAGCAAGGTACATTAATTATTGATAATGGTAAAGTCGGCATCGTGATTAATGTTTATAAAATAGGCTCAACATCCACTGGTGATGAACAATCCTTGATTCACTGGGAGGAGTCATACCACGTATTTTATTCAGACGGCACGTTTTGCTATCTGTCTAAGTCAAGCTTTGAAATATTGTTAACCACCGGAGATATTAAGATATTATGACCTCTTACTACCCACCCCCCTGCGCAATTTGGAGCCCACATGCATGACCACAATTTTCACAGACGAAGAAGCACGCATAATGGACATGTATTTGTGGCTTGACTATACCATAGAAAGGATATGGCTTTCATATATAGATAAATACCAAGGTGATTATAACATTACCTACGAGG